ATCGTAGAACTTCTGCCATTTACCATCAACATTGATTTCGTGGAACCAAACCTCTTTAAAAGGGGATGATCCATCAGTTGTAGGTAAAATACGGATTGTTCGTTGACCTTGTTTTTCGTTATCCTTAAGGATTGCTGCGAAATACTTTTTCATTCTTTCTTCTTGTGTGAATTTTGAAGTGGAAGAAGAACCACTTTGTTTTGAACTCTCATACTGAGCCAAAACCGCATCTAAAACATTGTTTGTCGCCATTGTGTATATATTAATTAAAGGTTTACGTAGAAAATATAGTTATAATAAGTAGGGTAGTCAATAAGGTATTTAAAAAAATTTTGAGAGAGACACTGATGTCCCTCTCAAAAGTGTTACATCATATTTGTGTCTTCGTCGTCGTAATTATTAAATGATGTTTCAATATCATTTGTGGAGTAGTTAGTAGCATCATCAGTTGTTAAAACATATTCATTTTTACCTGATTTTTCCATATCATCTTCTTTATCATCAAAGAAATCTGATAATTTTTGATTAAATGGTCCTGAATCTAAACTTCTCAATTCTAATTTTTCTTGTGGTGTTTTAGGTCTAAACTTATCAAACTTAGCCTCTAAGTTATTTATGGTTGTCACCAAACCATCCATCTCACCTAATTTTTCCTCAAGAGTTTTTAATTGGGCAAACAAGTTATCAAAATATTCTTCTTGTTTTTGTTCCATATTTTTTTGAGATGCAACTAAATCAGTAACATCCAATTCTTCTTTGTCACTTTCTTCTTCACCTTCATCACCAAGTTCTTCAACATCAGGATCATTCGCAATATCTATAGGTGCGGCCGGTGGTGTTGGTACAACTGCGTTAGGATCAGCAGGTGCCGCTGCCGCAGGATCTGCAGGTGGTGCCAAAGCAGGATCCAAAGCAGGATCTGCGGGTGGTGCCAAAGCAGGATCCAAAGTGGGGTCCGCTTGTTCCGTTATGTATTTGTTAATAGAATTAAATCTACTTATTTCGTTTAAAATTTTTTGATCTATTGCCATGATTATCCGTTTAATAATTGTTTAATTCCCGATTTAGTTTCAACTTGGATTTTTTTGAACGTGTTCATTGTATTATCAACTCTTTCGATCAATCCGTCTTTTATTCTAAGTGTATAACAATCTCCAGTATCTAAGTCACAAACTTCTTTGTAACCATTACCCTTATCTTTCTCTGACACTCTTGTGTTTTTACCCAAGTAATTGTCTAATATTAATTTTGTGTTCATAATAGTTTTATTTATAAATATCTGGTTATTCAATAAAATTAATTTAATGATTTATATAAATTTATTGCCTGTTTTGCTTTATTCTGTAGTGTATTCTTATCTTGTTCAGTCATTTCGGTATAAACATTATCAGATTGTACGTTAGGATACTTAGTTACATACAACTTAACTATATCTACTTCCGGAAGAACATTTGTGTCAATTAACGACAATCTATCCTTAAATTTAGAGATTGCAAAGTCAACAAATTTTTCATTAGAGATGAAAGAAACTATTGGTATATTCAAATTTGTTCCTCTAGATAAACAATAATATTTTTTATTAACTGATGATGCAAATTGAGATCCACCATAAGTTTCAGTTAAATTAATTGTACTATAATTATTCTCATACGCTTTCATTCCACTCGATGATGACGAATCCAAATATATAAATGAAAATAAATAAGCGGATAAATTTATAAAATTATCCGTAAGTTTTGTTACCCCATTACTTGTAGTTTCTTTTGCAATTCCATTTGCAACAATCCTATCATCAAGTAATTTTCTAAAGTCCTTATATGATATTTGTGTTACAGTTGGACTATCTAATGGTGTATATCCAACATATGTTGATATAATTTTATCAGAACAATCTTGATTTTTGGTTATTGTATCGGTCCCCGTAACATTTGATATCACATTGTTTTTTTGGAATATTACGTTTTCACTCGACGATTTAATTTTCTCCTCATTCGCCTTTACTTCCTCTTGTAATTTAGAAATTATATTTAAACTTAACGATTGAATAAAATTATCAATTTTAGGTAAACTATAAAAAGGTTGTCTTGAACCTTTAAATGTTGTACTAAATTCACCTTTACTAATTTGATGTGTTACCGATGTAATCATATATGGACCTGAGAACATAGGTATGTTTCTTACATTAAAATACATCATCGGTTGTATTAGGGCATTACCTAACATATCCACAGAACATTCATAACTTCTGTTTCGATATAGGTTATATAAAGATACGTTTTGTGACCCAGTACTTCTGTTTCTACTTTGGTTTGCCATTTGATTTAACATTTCCAAAGATTCCGCAGTGGGTTTTCCAACATCTTGACCAACACTAAAGTTTTTAAAGATTTGTTGATTTTGATTACTAATGTCTATATTGAATCCAACGACCTTATTTGATTTATCCCAATTCTTTTTGTTTGATTGATTCTCTACCAATGGATTATCACTTGCTCTTCTAAGATCAAATGCGTCATCCCTAAACCTATAATCAACATTGTCTTTCATATCCACATATTGACTAGGTTTGTTTGCGTAATAACATAAAAACTTAGGTGATGTGTTTCTGTAATCCACATTTAAGAACGTACCCCAAAATGAATTTGCGAACTCAGTTGATCCTTCACTTCTTGGTACAGGATTTTTCTCAGCGTCTTGGGCATTGTAGAAATTAGCGTAAGCAGGTAATGGGAAATAAGTGAAATTATTCTGTGTTAATATTGTTGAGATAATATCCAACATATTATTCTTATATAATGAACCTTCAATTAAATCTTTAATTTTGAATATATCAACATAAACCTTTTGTCCAACATCCCTACTTGCCCTATCAAATAATAGAACATCTTCAAACATTGTTTTTGATTTAAAGTCTCCACCAGCAATCCATGTATCATTGAATGCCTTAAAGGTCTCCCACATCTCAACTCTTGTTTGTTCCCCTTCAAGTTGTGATTTAGTGCCCTTTTCTCCTTCAATTGTTACATTTGGTAATCCAGCTCTCACACCTGTCATTAAATTAGAAATAACATTTTTAAGGTAAGTTTCAGATTTATCAAGGTACTCATCCATAAGACCATAAAACTTAACCCCATCCACACTATTTCCTAAATTTTGTACTATTGGGTAAGTAGTTGTAGTTGTTGTAACTTGTGATGTGGTATTATTTACCGTACTTATAATGAATTGATTGTCATTTGGACTTGTCGCTAAATTTCCATATTGACTAATTATTATTTCATTTATTAACGGGGTATTAATTGGGTATAGGGACGAACTTGCAGGTTGCCCTGTAAATAAGATTGTTCCATTAGTGTCTTTATAAACACAATATTTTTGTGGTCCAAATTTATAGACCGAAATTGTTTTAGTATCTTTAAGTGTTGTAATTGTCAATAAATCACCAGGTGTCTGAGGGTTTGGTACAGGTGTAGGTACAGGATTTGGTATAACGACATTATTTGTCGGTACCGAGAAATTATTAAGTTTCTGTGTTGCATATAACATAATTAATGGTGCGAAATCTTGGATATTTTTTTCGGTAAATTGCACATTAAGATCAATAAAGAAGTCCGTAATGTACGATCCGTTATCCGAATATACTAATTCAGGTATCTCAGAAAATCCAACATACTTCTCTAACGCTTTCCATGTTTCAGGATTTGCGGTTTTAGATTGAGCCAATGTAATCGTCCCACCATTTGACGGTAAACTACCTGTTGTTCCTTGGTTATAACCTTGATAAGATATAGGGTCAATTAAAAATTTAGTGGAGAATGTTAAGAATGATCTTCTATCAAACATCGATGGATTACCCATCTTTAAAACAACATTGTATTCTAAGAAATTAGTTAGTATACCTTGAAGGGTTGTTTTTTGTTTTTCAATAACAGAATTAATCATCCCCTCAGAATTAAGGGTTGTTGGTTTTTCAACAACTAATAATTCTCTCATCAATAATTGGAAATTCTTATATGATCTTTCAGATTCAGTTTCAACATCTTTATCACTTGGAACCAATGTTTTATAATCATAAATTGATCTACTAAAGTTTAAAAACTCTTGCTCAAAATAATCTAATACCTCGGTATCGAATGTTGTAAACATTTCTGATATCTTATCGTATTTCGTATTATCCCCATTTAATGAGAAGTTTTGTTGTGTTTTTTTATCGTTAAGGATTTGTTTTAAATATGAATCAGGATTTGGTTTTGATATTTTTGTATTATCAAAATATCCATAATTAGGTGCTCCCCAAAATAATCTTACAGATCCATTAAATACGGAAGGATTACTTGACAACTCAACCTTAAGTTTGTCATTCTTAAAACATTCATCTTTTGCCTGATTTTTAGTATAACCAAATGAAGGCATTACATAATATTTTTCACCTTCGGTAGTTTTAACAATAGTTGACCAAGGAGTTACCTTTAATGACCTATTATTGTCGTTAGGGTCAAAACCATTAGTTTCAATAATTTTACCTAATGAATTTGTGGTCATAACCATTTTACCACTATTAATTAATGCTTGTATCTCAGTTTGGGAATATCCGCCCGTTGTGGAATTAGTTACATAAAATGTATTTGGTGTAACCACAGTAAAGTTCTCACCAGTAAGTGTTTGTGATATATCAACAAGGTATCTACCAACACCTCCCGTTGTACCACTCACTTGACTAACAATTTTAGTTCCGAGAAGAATTGTTGGCCCTGTAATAATTTGCCCTGAAGATAATGTACCACCACTAAACGTTAAAACGTCCATTGTTGTTCCTGTAATATTACAAGTACCATTTAATATTGAAACATTTTGTGTAATATCAACAACGTATTTACCAACCCCACCTGTTGTACCATTTACTTGAGACACAATAGTTGTATTCACATCAACGTTAGGCCCCGCAAGTACCTGGCCAGGAGCCAAGTTATTATCATTTATGGTATAAACATCTAAAGTTGTTCCAACAATACTACAAGTACCATTTAATTGTGTAACCCCCGAAAATAATTGTAAACCTTGTAGGAATACATTCATATCATCATATAACTTAGGGAAAAACCCTGTGTTAATACTTGTTGAGTTATATGTAACTAAATTTGGAGTATTCGATACGGTGTTCTCTAAAACAATATTATTTTGAAACCCTTCAATGTTTAAACTATAAACTTTTGTTGATGCAGAAGTAACAGGATCGTAATTACCTAAGTAATCAAAATCTTTCCAAACCTCATCTATTATATCAACACCTGTTTCATTCCAAGTTTTATATCTATGCCATATTGAACCATATTTAACAATCCAAGCGTATGGTAATTTGTGTACCGCACCGAATTTTTTAATGGTAGATAAGATGTAACTTAAATCATTAGGTTCATTATACGACCTATATTTTTCTCTAAGACTCGCTAATGGTAAACTATTCAAGAATAGATACGCCGCTTGTTTGTAAGATGATAAATCATTTGGTTTATATCTAAAATTATAAACACCATTCTGAATTGCATTAATAAAGTATGGTGTATTTAAAATTGAAGTTGTCTGTGTATCAGTTACAAATCCATCATAATTAGAGTAATTTAAATTTCCTTCAGTTGTGAATTGCTCCTCAATTTTTCTATTATTATAAAATGTTTTGAAATTAGAAGTATCAATATTTTGAGCAAATACGTCCGCTTTATAATTAAAGTTTGTTATAGGCCTTTTCTTTTCGTTAGTGTCGTCGTTATTAAAATTACAAATTGTTTTATGTGTTGTATTGTATGATAACACATCTTTAGTGTTATACGCCAAATTAACATTTTGTATTGCCTTACCATCCGCAAGATGTGTATTACACCAATTTAAATTAGTGATAGGATACATATCCGAAAAATCAAATTCATTATTTGATGTTTGGTTCCCAATATAATCAATAATTTTTGTTTCATCCGTTAATGAAACATTTGGTTGAGATCTTTCATTTGTTAATATCTCTTGATTAAATAATTCAAATGGAACATTTGTTTTATTCTTAAGATAATTAACCGTAAATTCACCTCTTATAAATTTTTGCCAACTTTCTCCCTCACCTTGGTTTGAAATGTGTCTTAAAAATGTTAAGAAATTATTTTGATCAATTAAATATTGTTTTAATTTTTGAGTTAAGAATGGATTATCATTACCCAAACTTTTTAATATGTTAATTTTTTCATCTTCAGCCTCAACCATAAAGATACTAGAATCATATCCTGATTGTCTGTTTAATTTAGAATAATAGGTATTAACCATAATTCTTTCATATATCTCATAGAAAAATTTAATCTCCTCTTTATTTTGGAATACTTCATTTGTTACAGGAAAATCAAGTGCGTTTAAACTTAATCTGTTTGGTTTTGTAACAACATTTGATTCGTCACCATAATCAGGATTCTTAGGTTCCCTTTCAGTATACCCTTTAATAAACTCTTCCACAAATTCAACCTCAGGCCATATTTCAGGAATATACGC